CTAATACAATAAAAAATGCTAATACAACCTACAACGATATGCTGGCCAAAGGCATTGCCCCTGAATTAGCAAGAATGGTATTGCCACAGAATATGATGACAGAGTGGTATTGGAGTGGAACATTATATGCATTTGCCAGAGTGTGTGAATTAAGATGTGCTGAAGATACTCAAAAAGAAACAAGAGAAATAGCAGATTCAATTGACGAATTCTGTAATGAGGAGTTTCCTTACAGCTGGAAACACTTGCGAAATGAAAATTAATATTGTATAGTAAACATAATGAATGATTTAAAAGATTATAACGAAGAGCTACAGAAACTATTTTTAGAGTTTTCTGTTACAGATCCTGAACTGTTTGTCAGAGTAAAAAATATTGTTAAGGTAGAATACTTTTCACGTAAACTAGCTAGTGCTGTTAAGTTTATGCAAGAGCATTCAGAACAATATAATTCACTGCCAACTATAGAACAGATAAAAGCAACTTGTGGAGTAGAACTTAAAAAAGTTGAAATAGATGAAAGACATAAAAATTGGTTCTTTGATGAATTTGAAACATTTTGTAGGCACAAGGCATTAGAACTTGCAATTATAGAGTCAGCTGATTTATTAGAAAAAGGCGATTATGGCCAAGTAGAAGAGAAAATTAAACACGCAGTAAGAATTGGACTTACAAAAGATTTAGGTACAGATTATTTTATTGATCCTAAAGCAAGATTGTTAGCACTTAAAGATAACAATGGAACAGTGAGTACAGGATGGTCAGCATTGGATCAAAAACTATATGGTGGATTTAACAAAGGTGAATTAAATATTTTTGCAGGACAGTCTGGTGCAGGTAAAAGTTTATTTTTACAAAACGTTGCATTGAACTGGGCAAACGTTGGAATGAATGTAATCTATTTTACATTTGAATTAAGTGAAGAATTAAGTTCTATGAGAGTTGACAGTATGTCAACAGGTGTATCAACAAATGAAATATTTAAAAAAATTGATGACATTGACTTGATGGTTAGAATGCAAGGTCAAAAGTCTGGTAAGTTTCAATTAAAGTATATGAGTAGTGGTGCAACAGTAAATGATTTACGTAGTTACTTAAAAGAATATGAAGTGCAGACAGGCACTAAACCAGATTGTATCTGTGTTGACTATTTAGACTTGTTAATGCCAATATCAAAAAGAGTTTCGCCAAGTGATTTGTTTATCAAAGACAAATATGTATCTGAAGAATTGCGTAATTTAGCAGTTGAACAACAGATTGTACTAGCCACAGCATCTCAGTTAAACAGAGCTAGTGTTGAAGAAACAGAGTTTGATCATTCGCATATTGCAGGTGGTTTGAGTAAAATACAAACAGCAGATAATGTCATAGGTATTCAAACAAGTAGAGCTATGCGTGAACGTGGAAGATATCTGATCCAACTTATGAAAACAAGATCAAGTGGTGGTGTTGGAACTAAAATTAACTTGGCATTTAATATAGATACCTTAAGAATTACAGACTTAACAGAAGAACAACTAGCTGAAGATGACAATATGACTACATCTAATATGGCAACTAGTATAAAGAAAAGAACTAGCACAATAACACCTAAAAAACCTGAAAATCAAGGCGCACAGGTGGCTGAAAAGGTTGAACAAGTAGCAAACCTACGTAGTATACTAAAATCAAAACGACATCAATATTCTAGCGAAAGCGACCTATAGTATGAGTTTATATAGGCTTCTTTTTAGTATAAATAAGTGTATAGGAAAGTAAAGAGTTGATGATCATGAAAAGACACACTAAATCCATATTAGAAGAAATTTCTCAGGCAGTCCCTCAAGACAATAGAGAAGCACTAATTGAGTCACGTGCTAGTCACGTAATATCATCTGCTCTAAATCTAATTGACATGCTGTACGAATCTTATGATGAAAACACTGCTGGTGAATTATCTAGACGATTAATTAACAGCATTAAGAGTTCAGATCCTGCAAAATTTGAGCGTGGCATAAGAAAAGTGAACAGCAAAGATGAACCTGACAGAACTTAATATTACAGAAGACGTAAACACACACTTAACACATCTTGAAGATTTATCTTTATTCAAAGGTAAAAAAGGTGCTGTAGAAGCCATACGTTTTTTAAAAAACTTATCAACAATAGTAAAAGGTCATTCACCAAAAAAATTTAATGTTACTACAAAATGGGATGGGTCTCCTGCAATAGTTTGCGGACGTGATCCAAGCGACGGCAAATTTTTTGTAGGCACTAAAGGTGTTTTTGCAAAGTCCCCAAAATTAAATAAGTCAGCAAATGATATTCAACAAAATCATGCAGATGCAGGCGATAACGATAAAAGCGGATTACGTCAAAAACTTAATACAGTATTACAACATTTATCAAAATTAAATATACAAAATGTACTTCAAGGTGACTTAATGTTTACACAAGGTGATTTACAAGAAAGATCATTTGAAGGCAAATCATACATTACATTTAGACCAAATACAATTACATACGCAGTACCAAGCGATTCACAACTAGCACAAAAAATGAAATCTGCAAAAGTTGGTATTGTTTTCCATACGTCATACGATGGTGAAAGTTTAGATAAAATGTCAGCATCATTTAAAGTTGACTTATCTGAATTAAATGAAACTGCAGATGTTTGGTTTGATGATGCATATATAAAAGATTTTTCAGGAATGGCAACTATGACGGCACAAGAATCAGAAGCAGTTGATTCAGCAATTGCTGACGCCCAAAAATATTTAGGAACAATTGGTAATGCTTTTGAATTTTTAGATGGCTCAGATGCAGGCAATGATTTAAAAATAAACATTGCGGCAAATATGAATACAAATATAAAACAGAATTCTATACAACAAGATCCTCAACAGTTTTACAATCAATTTGTACAAGACTACACACGTAGAGCAGAAGAAAAAATAACATCATTAAAAACAGGACGTGATGGCCCTGCAGGACAAAGACGTCTAAATGCACTACAAATTGGCTTAAATTACTTAAATACTAATAAGAGTAATATGATGAGTTTTTACGCACTGTGGCTTAAATTAGGTGCTATAAAAGACGTCTTATACAAGAAACTATCAAACATTAAAGCAATTGATAGTTTTGAAGAAGTAGAAGGAGAGCTAAAAGTTAGAGATCCAGAAGGATTTGTTGCAATTGATCATATTGGTAGTGCAGTAAAAGTTGTAGATAGATTAGACTTTAGTAGGAAAAATTTTATGAAAAGCGAAACAATAAATTTAGATTTTGTAAATGATTTAATGACAGAAGCAAGAATGTTTAGATCTCGTCACGGAGTATCTGATTACTCAGCACGTGATATGGCTGATAATGCTTTTGCACATATGATTGCACTTCAAGTTTTAAATAGAGAATTTAAATATTCTTCTGTAGCAAGTACCTATGCAAATAGAACTATTAGCTATGGCAACTTTGATTACTTTAGATCAAATGGTACAGATTTGTACGTAATGTTACACGCCTTATTTGGTAAAGGATCAATTACAAAATTTGCAGATGAAAAGAATAGTGAAATATTATTAAAAAGAATGCGTCCTAATATGACACAGATTAAAACATTTTTAAATCACATTGCATCATCTGGAGCAAATGCAGATGCAGAAAAAAGAATGCTAATGCAATTGCAGTCAATGTTATTTGTTAATGATAGTAAATTAAGATCAATGAAAAGATTAGCAGGTGATTGGGAAAATTTAAAAACAAGAGAAAAAAGAACTTTAGTTTCAAGTTTATACAACTACTTTAGAGCAAACGCACCTAAGTCGTCAATGATGTCGTACTTACAAAAACTATCACGTGAACGTGATTATGTTGATGGCGAAAAAGTAAAAACATCAAAAGCAATGGCAACTGGGGCGGCGTTAGCAGGAGCATATATTGGATATAAATTAGGAAGAGGTAAAGGTCCATCTTACGCAGATAAAATGAAAAACTTTGATTTAAGGAAGAAAAAATAATGACAGTAAGAATTAATGGATCAGCAAGAGGTGGCGAATTTATTAGTAGTAACCTACAGTTTTATATTATGTATACAACAGTTGATATTTCACAAACTGGTAGCTATGCAGATGCTACACAAAAAGACTTTGATGCAATAGTTCAAATGATTGCAATGTTTTCACAGGTAATTATTTCAAATGATCCTGTAAATGTTGCTGATTTAAATGCCAATGGTGCACCAACACTAACAGGCAATGGCTATATTTTTAAATTTGCTGTTGAACACCCTGATGTTTTTGCACAAGGTGTAAATCCATTAGGCAGATTAGAAGCTTCTATGGATGGAGTTGTGTTAAACGGTGGTACGTTGGCAACAACAGGGTCGATTAATTTAGAATTTACACAGTCGGAGACATTATAAAATGGATAACAAGCCACAAAGAGTACCAAAAGATTTAGCAAGTTTAGAGACACAAAGTTTAGAAACACATGTTGTTGTATCTCATGAAAGACATGAAGAAATACAAAAAAGATTTGATAAAGTTGATATACGTATGGATAGAATGGAAGAAAATACTGAAAAACAATTTACTAAAATTGAAAGAATTATTATTTGGTCAATGGGTACATTATTTCTTACATTATTAACAACATTATTCACAATAGTTTACAGGGCATCGTAAAATGTTTATTGCTGAAATTGACAACGTAACTGATTTACCAGAATCAAGATTGATTTTTGGCCGCAAAGGAAATAAAGTGGTTAAAAAATATCGTTGTTCTTTTGGCAGAAAAAAAGGACGTATTGTATCAAACCCAAGTGTATGTTCAGCACCATTAGATATTAAAAAAAGATTTACACTTAAAAAAACTAGAGCAAAAATGGGTCAACGAATTATTAGAAAAACATTAAGAACTAAACGATTCAATCCAGCTTCTAGACGTGTAGCGGCAATGAATAAGGCTTTAAGAAGAAGGTAAATATTAGCATGAGCTTAAAAGACGATATATTAAACACAATTGATGATCCAAAAGCATTTACTAATCAAGTTAGTAAATTAGTACACATGCCTACAAGTGTTATTAAATCATTAACAGAACCATTAGGTCTTAAAGATTATATGAGTTTAGCAAAAGCTGTTGACGAAGAAGATCCAGAAAGTGCAAAAGAAATACTACAATCTGGATATGAACAGCTAGATGATGTTGTAAAAACGTTACTTGATGAATATACAAGTAAAACAGTAGCAAAAAATACTGCTTCTGCAGGTAACACACAAGGAAATACAACTATTAAAACACAAGATACAGAAAAAACAAAGCCTACACAATCTACACAAGACACACAAGGAACAGCATCTACTCAAGCAGACAAAATGCAAAAAGATGTTGATAAAGAAATATCAGGGTCAATAAAGAAGTTGCAAAATGATCCAGAATTTGCTAAAATAATAAAGTTTGCAGATATAGTTGCAAAAAACAAAAAATAATAGTATAATAAACTTATGTTTAGACAGAAAAGAAAACAAAGATACGAAGTCGCCGCACATGTTGATGAATTAACTGACGGTATGACTGCCCGTGACCTAAGAGAACACTATAGATTTTGGTGTATTATGAATAAATGGGGAGAAGCAGTTAAAGGCAGTAGCGAATTTTTAAATGCAGTAGAAAAAAAACTTGATAAAGTATCTAAAAAAGAAGTAATAGATAATAAAGAAAAAAATTTAAACACTGCAAAGTCTTTGGTTAGTAATTTAAACAAACTTGATAAATCAGTACTAAAAGAAGTAGTAGAAATTAGTGCAGGAAACCCACGTTTTAAAAAAGCACTAACTACTGAAAAAACAGAGCATGGCGTAAAAGTAGGAAATTATTTAATTAAGATATGCCCGTTCAAAAAAAGATATCTATATGATATTATTAATTTAAGTACTGAAAAAACTATAACTAAAGATATTAAGCTATACGAAATGGCTTTTTGTTTAGTAAATTACTTAAATGATGAAGTTTTACACACAGATCATAGAATGATTGAGCTTCATGAAATGTATAATGATTACGTACAATACTCAAATACAGCATCACATCACAAAAAAATGTATTTTGACGCTAAAAAATCAGACGAAATTGCAAGAGAAACTAAAAACCAGCTTGAATTTGAAAAAAATCGTGATCTAGCACTAAAATGTAAGGGCAAAATTACAGATCTGTTTAGAAAAAATACCGAATAAAATAAAGAAAAGTATAAATAAGTTAAGTAAGGTAGAAACATTATGAATATATCAGAGTTTGAAAAACCAGCTAACGAAAAGTTAGCAAAGATTAACGAAACACTTGACACGTTATACGGGTTCAAAGTGTATGACACGATCGACATCAAAAAATTATATGATGTTAAAAAAGATCTTAAGACAAAATTAAAAGAGCTTGAAGCATCTTTACCATTTAATACAGCAAATACAAATCCAAAATATATGAAGCATGTATTACTAGCAGAAGCTATTGAAAATATGATCGAAGCAAACAAAAAAGATCATGATAAAGATGGTGATATTGATTCAGATGATTACATGGCGGCTAAAGATAAAGCAATTAAAAAAGCTATGGGCAAAAGCAAAGAAGTAAAAGAAGAACTTACTGATAAACAGAAAAAACTACCAGCAGGCTTACAAAAAGCAATTGCTAAAAAACAAGGCAACAAGCCAAAAGATAAAGTTGAAGAAAAATTTAACTCATTAAAAACTCTATTAGAGCAAGAAGTTGAAAAAGCTGAAATAGTTATTGCGGCAAAAAGTCTTGTTGATGAATTACAAGACATGGTTGAACAAATGGGCAAAATGCAAAATGATGAATTAGGTGCAGTTGTTGATCAAATGTCATATCAATATGGCGCAGACAAGGCATCATCATTCAACACAGCAGTTGCATCACAATTAGAAACACTACTTGCATCAATTAAAACAGCCAAAGAAGCAGTTAACAACGAAGTATTAGTTTTAACTGGCGAAGCACCAGCACAGTCAGATATGGCACCAGCAGATTCAGATTTAGGTGACATGGAAACTGACACTGACATGGGCGGCGAAGATGATTTAGAAGCACCAGCAGATGATTTAACTGGTGGCGATGATTCAGCAAGTGGACCAGATGAAGATCCATTAGGTAGAGCCAAAAAGGCTTAACCAATGAAAATTCAAGAAGTTATCGGCGAAGACAAATACATCAATCAATTAGATTCTGATATTAATTCAGTTTTAATTATGATGGTAGCTAATAATGTAGATGAAATAAAGTTGGATGATTTTCAAAAACAAATAAAAGGCCTAGGATCAAATGTAGACACCACTGCATTACGAAATTATCTACTTAAAAATGGAAAAATTAAATCAATTACTGGTGATAAAGTTATTTTAGACAACCCAGCTACTAATTCAAAGTTTAGTGACAAAGAAGATACAGCAAATAAAGTATCAAAAATGGCATCACAATCGGCCAAATCTACTATAGATAATTAATTGACATTTACAGTTTAAATTGTTATAATGACTTATAAGGAGTATAGTTATGATAAAAATAATAGACTGGTTGCTAGGAAAAACTAATTCTAAATCATCCGCTAAAAGAATTAAAGCTAAAAAGAAAAAAATTATAAAAAGAAACAAGAATGTGATAAAGAATTATGTTGGAAGAAAACCTAGAAGCAAAAAATAAATCGTTAATAATTGAAAAATTTCATTATAAGGAATTTAAAAGAAAAAATGTTGACGGTCAACGTTATTATGTAAATGATAAGGGTGATCCAGTACCGTCAGTAACATCAATACTATCCAAAACTAAAGATATGACGGCTCTAAATGCTTGGAAAAAAAGAGTAGGAGCCACAGAAGCTCAACGTATTGTAACTGAATCAGCAAACTTAGGTACAATCATGCACAAACATCTAGAGTGTTATATTGAAGGTGTAGAGCGTCCTAGTGGTACAAACCAAGTATATGTACAAGCAAAAAATTTAAGTGAAACTGTTATTGAAAATGGGCTTAAAAATGTTGATGAAGTATGGGGTATTGAAACACATTTAACATTTCCTGGGCTATATGGTGGTACAGCAGACTTAATATGTGTACATGAAGGTGAACCAGCTATAGGAGACTTTAAAACATCACGTAAATTTAAGAAAAAAGAATGGATTGATGATTATTTTATGCAGGCATCTGCTTATGCACTAGCACACAACGAAGTATATGGCACAAATATACAAAAAGGCGTTATTTTTATGGTTACACATGATAATCAGTACCAACAATTTGTTGTTGAAGGCAATGAATTTAAAACATTTACAGATAAGTGGCTTGATAGAGTTGAAACTTACTACAAAATGAATAAATAGTAGTATATTGGAGTAGTACAGTGGCAACAACATATACTAGAATTAAAAACAGACGTGGTTTAAAAGCAGACTTACCTCAGCCTTTAGCTGATGGTGAAATTGGTCTAGCACTTGATACAAGAGAACTATACATTGGTGTAGGAAATCAAGATAATCTTAATACAGATGTGCAAGTTAAAAATGATATTTTTAATATTAAAGCATTTGTTACAGAGGACTTAGGCGGAAATGTTGCTTCAAATGGTATATTACTTTTTAAAGTTTCTGGTACTAATGTATTTTCCGGTGATGGATCAACTACTGATTTTGCACTAGGATCAAATAATGGTATGCCAACAAACCATCCATTAAGTTCACCAACAGTAAGTGACATAGTAGTAACTAAATTTGTAAATGGTATTCCAACTACTTTAGAAACTACACAATACGAATTAGCATTTAGTGGCGGTAATGGAATATTAAGATTTCAATCACCAAACATTCCAGAAACTGGATCAAAGATACTTGTATGTAAATGGACAAAAGCAAGAATTACGGAAGCCGTAAGAGCAAGAGCTAATTGGGAAGCAAGTAACAATGCAGTTGCATCTTATAACTATTGGCAAGAAAATGATTTAAACAATAATCAAGTTTATGTTGATACAACAACAGGAACAGGTTTTGTTGAATATACAAGTGGTTCAGAATATACAGCATTAACAACAGGGTCATCAGATTGTTTTGATGGCACAGATGGAAAAATTAATGTTCCAACATCTGTAAATGGTAGTACAACATATGGAACTTTCTTAGGTGAAAATTCTGCTATACATACACCAGTTAGAGCAATTGAAATTAATTCAAGTTTAAAAATTGATTTGGATACACCAAGACAAGCATTTAATGTTACAAAGTATATTAACAAAAAAAGAGGTTCAGCAGTTGCAAGGGTGGCAAATAATGTTGAAATTTTTACTGAGGCAAGTTATCCACAGTATCAAACAAATCAATATATTGGATCAATGCAAACAGCAACACTAACCGCAAGTGGTAACGGTACAGTGTTAGAATATTTGTTAACAGAAGCAAATGTTTATAAAATAGATTATAGTTTATCCTTAGGATCAAATTATAGAACAGGTACTATATATATTACCACAGATGGTACAAACACAGCTATTAACGATATGCATGTTGAAACAAATGCAACAGCAGATGTTACATTCTCAGCGGCTATAAGCAGTTCTAAATTGCAATTTAAATATGCAAATGCAAATGCTTCTATTGCCAAACTATCTTATAAAATAGAACGTTGGTTACAGCCAGCCTAACCTTAGGTTGTTAACAGATTTTTTCTGTTAATTTGAATTTAACTATTGCTTTTATTGTGGCTGTGATAGTATAATTAATATTGTGCTGAATAAAAAGAATTAAGGTATATGAGAGTATGAACGCAACAAAGAGTCAAGAAGAAATTTTTATCATAAAAAGAGATGGACAACAAGAACCTTTAGACGTCAACAAGGTTCACAAAATGACAGAGGCGGCTTGTGAGGGTCTATCAGGAGTTTCTCCGTCATTAGTTGAAATGAATTCTGGTTTACAGTTTTCAAATCAAATGACAACACAACAAATTCAAGAAATTTTAATTAGATCAGCAAATGATTTAATTACATTAGAAGCACCAAATTATCAATATGTAGCTTCAAGACTTTTACTATTTACAATTAGAAAAGAAGTATTTGGTAAACACATTGATCATGCATATCAAGTACCATTACAATTTTTGGTTGGTAGAAACGTTGAAAAAGGTTTATACGACCCAAACATTATGAAATGGTTTAGTGATGATGAATTCAAAACATTAGATTCATACATTAAACATGATAGAGATTATGATTTTACATACGCAGGTTTAAGACAAGTTAGCGACAAATATCTTGTACAAGATAGAAGCTCTGGTAAAGTTTTTGAAACACCGCAGTATATGTATATGTTAATTGCGGCAACATTGTTTCATGACTATCCAAAAGAAAAAAGAATGTCTTATATTAAAAGATATTACGATGCAGTTTCAAAATTTAAAATTAATATTCCTACGCCAGTTATGGCAGGAGTACGCACACCATTAAAACAATATGCATCATGTGTACTAGTTGATGTTGACGATACATTAGATTCTATTTTTTCATCAGACATGGCAATTGGCAAGTATATTGCACAAAGAGCCGGCATTGGAATTAATGCAGGTAGAATACGTGGAATTAATTCACGTATTAGGGGAGGCGAAGTAGCACACACTGGCGTTGTTCCATTTCTTAAAAAGTTTGAGTCAACTGTTAGATGTTGTACACAAAATGGAGTACGTGGTGGTAGTGCAACTGTACACTTCCCAATATGGCATCAAGAAATTGAAGACATTCTTGTATTAAAAAATAATAAAGGTACAGAAGATAATAGAGTGCGTAAATTAGATTATTCAATTCAACTATCAAAAATATTCTATGAAAGATTTATTAAAGGCGGAGACATTACTTTGTTCTCACCACATGAAGTGCCAGGATTGTATGAAGCATTTGGTACATCTAAATTTGATGCATTGTATAAAAAATATGAAAAAGATACATCAGTTCCTAAGAAAACTATACCAGCAAGAACACTTATTGGCGATGTATTAAAAGAACGTGCAGAAACAGGTAGAATATATATTATGAATATAGATCATACAAATGATCACAGTTCATTTCTTGATACAGTACGTATGTCAAATCTATGTCAAGAAATTACATTACCAACTGATCCTCTACAACACATTGATGGCAAAGGTGAAATTGCACTTTGTATTTTAAGTGCTATTAATGTTGGTGTAATTAAAGATTTAAAAGAGTTAGAAACACTTTGCGACTTAGGTGTACGTGGGTTAGAACAAATTATTGATCATCAGCAGTACCCTGTAAAAGCGGCAGAAATTAGTACAAAAGCAAGACGATCACTTGGTATTGGATATATTGGGTTAGCACACTATTTGGCTAAAAACAAAGTTATGTACAGCGACAAACAAGCATGGCAGATGGTAAATGAACTGTCAGAAGCATTTCAGTATTACTTGCTAAAAGCATCAAATACTATTGCAAAAGAAAAAGGTCCATGTGCATATTTTAAAAAAACAAAATATTCAAAAGGAATACTACCAATTGATACATATAAAAAAGATGTTGATACAATTGTATCTTCAAAATTAAATATGGATTGGGAAGCATTAAGAAAAGATATTGTTGAACATGGATTAAGACACTCAACACTTTCAGCACAAATGCCTTCGGAATCATCAAGTGTGGTAGGTAATGCAACAAATGGTATTGAACCACCAAGAGGTTATTTGTCAGTTAAAAAATCTAAAAAAGGTCCATTAAAACAAATAGTACCACAGTACGAAACCTACAAAAAGTATTACACATTATTATGGGAAATGCCTAACAACGAAGGATACATTAATATTGTAGCGGCAATGCAGAAATATTTTGATCAAGCAATCAGTGGAAACTGGAGTTACAATCCAACAAAATTTGACAACAATGAAGTTCCTATGAGTGTATTAACAAAAGATTTTTTAACAACATATAAACTTGGTTGGAAAACATCATACTATCAAAACACTTATGATTTCAAAGGTATGGAAGAAGAACCAAATATCACTGATAACGAAAATATTGCAACTTTAGACGAAGCATTAGGAGTTGCAGAACAGCAACAATCACAAGACAATGAGGCATGTGATTCGTGTGCAATTTAAATAAATATTGACAAGGTAGTAAAAGAGTATATAATAGAAATATGGCAAAAACAGTATTCAATAGAAATGAAGTAGATTTTACCAAAGAACCTATGTTTTTTGGGGCAGATCAGAGTGTGCAGAGATATGACGTATTTAAATATCCTGCTTTAGATAAACTTAACCAAACTATGCTTGGATATTTTTGGAGACCTGAAGAAGTCTCATTACAAAAAGATCGTGCTGACTATCAAACATTTAGACCAGAACAAAAGCATATTTTTACATCAAACTTAAAATATCAAACACTCCTTGATTCAGTTCAAGGACGTGGACCAAGTTTGGCTTTTTTACCTTATGTATCAAATCCAGAATTAGAAGGATGTATTGTTACTTGGGACTTTTTTGAAACAATACACTCACGTTCATATACACATATTATGAAAAACGTATATGCTGATCCAAGTGAAGTATTTGACACAATTTTAAATGATGAAGAAATTTTAAAACGTGCAGTTTCAGTTACAGAAAATTATGATAGGTTTTCTAAAATGGCTGAAAATTATTTTGTTAAAGGTGAAGGTGATATTATAGAAGTTAAAAAAGCATTATACCTTGCAATGATTAATGTAAACATCTTAGAAGGTTTAAGATTTTATGTTTCTTTTGCTTGTACTTTTGCATTTGGTGAGCTTAAACTTATGGAAGGCTCAGCAAAAATTATTTCGCTTATTGCACGTGATGAAGCAACTCATTTAAACCTATCAACACAGGTTATTAAAAACTGGCATAAAAATGATGATGCTGGTATGACAAAAGCAATTAAAGGTTTAGATAAAACTGTAATTGAAATGTTTAGAAACTGTGTTGAAGAAGAAAAAGCATGGGCAAGACATTTATTTAAAGATGGCTCAATTATTGGTTTAAATGAAAAACTTTTAGGCAGTTACGTTGAATGGATTGCAAATAAAAGATTAAAAGCAATTGGCTATGATCCAATATATGATATACCAGCAAATGCTAATCCTTTACCTTGGACAGCAAACTGGTTGTCAAGTGCTGGATTGCAAGTTGCACCACAAGAAACTGAAGTAGAATCATATATTATTGGCGGACTAAAACAAGATGTCGATGATAAAACTTTTGAAAACTTTGAATTGTAATTATGAAAAAGTTTGTGGCGATTGGTACAAGCCATACTCAAGAAAAATGCAGAAGTAATATTGACACTGATCATTATGTTGATTGGAAAAATGAACAGAGATGGTCAGAGTACCTTTCTACAAAACTAGGCTACAAAAGTTATTACAATCGTGCGTTAGGATCATATGGAATACAGTCATATCCAGCTAGAATTATTTCCGTAGTAAAAGATATAAATCCAGACTTTATTCTTTTAGAAATTCCATCACGTGATAGATATGAGTTTGCAGTTGAAGACAATAGGTATCAATCAGGAGATGTCTTAAATGATAAACATTGGATTGAATATAATGAAAAAGGATATAATGAGGATCAAACTTTTTCTCAAGAAGATTATCTTTATAAAATAAATAATGGAGACACTGACATTAATCCTATTAAATTAGAAAAATTTCAAAAGTTTAAAAATCAGTTACCAGCGTCAATTTTACAGCAATCTACAAGAATAAATGTATATAGGAACAAAGGTTATTATGAAGATCAATTGTTCAGTGTTTGTGTGCTAATATCAGGATACCTTGATAGTAAAAATATAGATCATACATGGTTTAATTTTAGTAGTAGTATTGACAAATCAATAATAAGTAAGTATAATATAAAATGTATAAACAAACAAATAGGATATAAAAATATACGTGATTATATAAACAAGTCGCAAAACGATAAAAATTATTATGCAGATGGTAAGCATCTAAATAGTAAACATTGGAAAAAGATTGTTGATGATATTTTTATTCCATATTTTGAAAATAGAAAGTAAAACATGTTAAAACAAAAACTAAACAAAGATGACATTGTAGTATTTCGTACTGTTGGTAGTGATGAAGTAATTGGTAAATTAATAGAAGAAACTGATACTTCTTACAAAGTATCTAAGCCACTAGCACTAGCAATGACTCAACAAGGTGTTGGAATGACAGCATACGTGATTATGGCTGATCCTGAAGCAACTTTTGATTTTTTAAAAAGTACTATAATTACAGCAGTTTTGGCTAACAAACAGGCCAAAGATGCTTACACACAAAGTACATCAAAACTTGTTACTCCTAGCACACCGTCATTAGTTACGTAATAAATACTAATATAATAGGAGAAGCAAAATGCCACATGTAGCAAGAATAGGTGATGCAGATACAAATCATCCACCTTGTGCACCAGGATCGTGTGCAACAGGGTCGCCAAACGTATTGGCTAATCATATACCTGTACACAGAGTAGGTGATTCTAATACTCCGCATGGTTTTATACTTTGCGTACCTCACTCAACAATACTTGCAAGTGGATCTCCAAATGTATATGTAAATAATCAGCCAGTTGGAAGAATTGGCGATACTTACAGTTGTGGAATAAAAGTAAATGCAGGATCACCAAACGTGATAGCAAATAGTTAAGGAATAAAAATGGCACAAACAATATTACCAGGTGAAGATCAAGGATTATAT